GGCGGAGCTTGGACCCTGTTTTGCATTCCTTGGCAGGTATACCTATTGACCAGCCGGGCATTTTAGATGGTTTACTGAGACCACCAACCAGGGCCCATGCTTCACTTGTTTTCATTTTTTATTTCTCGCTTTCTATTTTCTCTATATCATTTAATTGTGGCATCATTAAGGCCGGCCGGGGAGCTTGAAGCTTGGCGCTTGGTGCTTGAAGCTTGGCGCTTGCGGCTTATTTCTTTAAAGAATTTTTCACAGCTGCGGACATAAGCGGGACTGAGATCCCGCTTATCGCATATGAAATAATTTAACAGATTGTTATGTTTAGATCTTATTCTGGCCATCTTTTTTCCTTCCTAAGCTTGCCGCTTGCCGCTTGCTTAGATCTGTATGTGTCCATCGTCCAGGGCCGGCATCAATTGTCCAGCTGGCCCATCCGTCGCCAGTTTCTTTTTTAGCGCCTAATGTTTCCATCAGCTGCTGTAGATCTTTTAGTGATTTAACTTTTTTCATTTTTATATTTCTTCTTTCTGTGTTTCAAATTTATAACCCAATTTTTTAATGTTAGCTATGGTTATCGCGCAAAATGTTTTTGTTCTAGCAATACAGCTAAATAAAATTGCATCATTACACACTGGATAGATTAACTCATTGCCATAAACATTTTTCTTTTTTACTATTAATGTTTTATCTTTCATATTATTCCTTTCTATTTGTATCCTATATCATCCTTCAGCCGTTGTCAAGCTTGAAGCTTGGAGCTTGCCGGCCGGGCCGCCTTTTTTATTCAACTTCAGGTTGTGCTTTAATTAGCACTTTTGTCTTTTTTAAATTTAAAGAACTCTTTAAGATTATTTATTTCTTTTATAATCTTATATCTTTCTTTAGCGTGTTTAGATGTGTACATTGAGGTATCATAAACTTTTTTATTGCTATCGTAAAAATGAACAGTTGGAATACCCATGTCTGCATCTACACCCAAAGTTTGTATTAACGTTTTTTCGCTTGGAACTGTTATTTTTTCTTTAGTATAAAAAACATGGTCTGGGGTCATTGATGGCATGGCCTTTTTCAAGTTTTTACATGTGTCTCTAAAAATATCTTTTAAAGATTTCTTTTTTAGAACTCCATACTCATTACTATCTTTATCGTATATTATATACATTTTTTCCTTTCTGTTTTAACCCAGGCCCTTGCGGGCCTGGGCCAGGTTTATTACTAATGATGACCAGTTTCCTGATCCCAGATCCAAGGGCATCGATCGACTTATTACAAGTGAGCCAACCTTGGATCAGGGATCAATTCTGGTTGTCCAAAAGGCATCAGGTTATTTGGCTATTGATATCTTGCCTACAACCAGAAGTTGTCCCATTTGATTATAGCTTTACAGCAATATAATCTAAATCTCTAAATGCCTCGTTTTGCTTTTTTTTGTCCCAAAACATCTTATGTCCTTTTTGTACTAATCTTATTTCAGGTTTAAATTGTATTTTATTATCTGTTGCTTTTTTTGGTGCGGGATCCAAGTTCCATTCACAACATTTATTCATTATATGGTCTCTTAATTGCTTTAAAGGTAAACCGTCTGCAAGACATACAGAACGAGCTAAATTGCCAGTAAAATAGGTATATTTATCTCCTGACTTTGCGTTCGCGAACCATGTATCAAATTGTTTTATTTTTTCTGTCATTTATTCCTCTTTGTTAAGTTATAGCTTTATTGCTTTCATAAATCCTTTATAATGCTTGACAATAGGTTTGTCAAGGTATAAAGTAAAAATAATTAACGAAAGGAATAATATGCCAAAAATGACAAAATATCAGTTAGAGCATTTTAGAAACAAAGTTAAAAGAAATCTAAATCCTCTAATTGAAGAGCAAGAATTGTTAGTCAAACAATTTACAACTGAAGCGACTGACAAGGCAAGTAAAAAACTTGCAGTAAAAATAGGCGCACAGAAAATCATTGACGCTTTACAAGATGCTGAAGAAAATCTAATAAAGGCGCAGACTTCAGCACAAAGCTTCTTTGAGAAGAAAGCGACTACAAAGGATATGAAGGAAAACTTAAATTCTACTTTTGATAAGAGCTCTTACCGACATAATGATGATAAAATCACATTAGCAGATTGCAACGATCAGATTAGAACTTGGGCTAAATCACTTGCTGAAAGAGAAATAGAAAAAAGACCAGAAGGCAAGCAACTTGCTAAATTAAAAGGGATTAAGCGTTCAGCGTTGGATAGTATCATGGAAAGTGAAGCGCCAGCGACTTTGATTGAAACGTTAAACCAACACATGACAAAGTATCTAGGTGTATCTTGGCACGAGCAACCAAAAGCAATAGAGCATAATTAACTATTGACAGTGGGACAATTCTAATATAGGATTGTCCCATAACAGAAAGAAGAAATAACATGGAAAACAATAAAACATTTACAATTACTTTCACAAAACAAGATGGTGAGAGTACAACAAGACAAGCAAAATGGACTGACAAGTGTAGAGAGTTTAAAGCAGCGGCCGGCCATATGTGTTTAACTTTTTTAGATTTAGACGCATCTGAAAGATATGGCAAAGATCAATATCGTATGGCAACTGACAAAATAACTTCATGGAATATCTCATGAGTAAAATAGAACTAATAATGGTATTTAGTTTTTATATTTATATAATGAGTTTATTCGCTTTAGTTGAAAGGGGAATATTATAATGCCTAATAAACAAAAATAGGTGTTGACAACAATGCTGATTAGTATAGGATTGTCCTATTAACAGAAAGGTATAAATGACAGATAAAATAAACACAGACGCGAGTGAGTTTAAAATCGTCGAGAATAAAAAAGATGAACCACAATACAAGGAAGTATCTAAGTTTGTTGGTGGAATGGTTGAGTGTATAACTTTCCCTAATGGAGATTTACTTCTAGTAAATGAAGAAGGCAAACTAATGCAACTGCCATTAAACCCAGAAGCGACAGCGTTATGGCGTGCAACATTTGACAACGATAATTTTATAACAGGTAGAAAAGACATTGTTGTTGGTCCTGCAATCTTAATTAAAAAACAAGCGCTCAATACATGGGCGAACTAATCTTCTGTTAGACTAGTCAGATCGTGGCGCGCTAACGCGCGCCATATCCCACACATAAATCAATAGAGGTACCAACCCCAAGTTGAAAATTTCCGGCCGGCCGGACCCCCTTACACCCTTTTTTAAAAAGGGGTCCCACTACTTCAGGTTGTATTGCTTGATTTAGAGAGTTAATGGTGGTAAAATCGTTTTGAACATCGTAAAAGATGCAAAAAATTTTAAAAAAATTTTTATGAATTTAAATAGTGTTGATATTAGTGGGCTTCCAGCCGACATTAGAAAGCAATATAGACAACTTCAAGTTTTATATGCTGAAAAGAAGATACAAAATAAAGCTAAAAGTGATTTCTTAAGCTTTGTTAAATGCGTTTGGCCCGAGTTCATTGAAGGAGCGCACCATAGACATATAGCTAAGAAGTTTAATGAACTTGCAGAAGGCAAGATTACAAGATTAATCGTAAATATGCCTCCAAGACATACAAAATCAGAATTTGCATCTTTTTTATTACCTGCCTGGATGGTGGGCCGTAATCCAAAATTAAAAATCATTCAAGCAACGCACACTGGAGAACTTGCAATTCGTTTTGGTCGTAAAGCAAAGACATTAATTGATTCTCCTGAATATCATAAAATTTTTATAACCTCTTTAAGAGAAGATTCACAAGCCGCGGGCCGTTGGGAGACAGCTCAGGGTGGTGAATACTTTGCAGCTGGTGTTGGTGGAGCAATCACGGGCCGTGGTGCGGATTTATTGATCATTGATGATCCTCATTCGGAGCAAGATGCGTTATCACCTACTGCAATGGAGAATGCGTATGAGTGGTATACATCAGGACCACGTCAAAGACTTCAACCAGGTGGAAGAATAGTCTGTGTCATGACTAGATGGAGTAAAAAAGATTTAACTGGCATGTTATTGTCAAAACAAAAAGAAGCAAAAGCAGATCAATGGGAAATTGTCGAATTTCCAGCAATCATGGACCACGGAGAGCCTGTGTGGCCAGAATATTGGAATGCAGAAGAGTTAGAGAAGGTAAAAGCAACATTACCAGTTGGAAAATGGAATGCACAGTGGATGCAGAACCCAACTTCTGAAGAAGGAGCAATAATTAAACGAGAATGGTGGCGTAAATGGAATAAAGACACAATTCCACCTCTACAACATGTAATTCAGAGTTATGACACTGCTTATATGAAAAAAGAAACAGCTGACTTTAGTGCAATCACTACTTGGGGTATATTTTTTCCAGATCAGGATTCAGGAGCCAATTTAATACTTTTAGATGCTGTAAAAGGCAGATTCGAGTTCCCTGAACTTCGAAGAAAGGCACTAGAGCAGTATAAGTACTGGAATCCAGAAACAGTTATCGTTGAAGCAAAAGCATCAGGTCTACCACTTACCTATGAACTTAGACAAATGGATATACCAGTTATTAGCTTTACGCCGAGCAAAGGAAATGATAAACATGTTAGAGTAAACACATGTGCACCTCTTTTTGAGTCAGGTATGATATGGGCGCCAGATCAGAATTTTGCAGAAGAGGTTATAGAAGAATGTGCAGCATTTCCACATGGTGATCATGACGACTTAGTTGATGCAACGACTATGGCTGTGATGCGATTCAGGCAGGGCGGATTAATCAAGCACCCCGAAGATTATGTAGAACAAAAATCAGCGCCTAGGAAAAAGGTTTATTATTAATGTTAAAAATATTAATTGAAGCATTTAAAGCAAGTAAAGGCAGAATGCCAAATGCTCTAGAAATGTTACGGCTTAGATTTAAAGCTGCTCAACAAGCAGGAAAAGGGGAAGTTATTGAATTCCCACCAAGTGCAATTACAGACTGGACTAAACCAAGACCTACTATAGGAAAAAAAGCTGATGTAACAGAACTCGATGAACCTTTAGTAAATGAACTTGCTAGAACAGAAACTCTTGCTAGTCCTACAAGAATTAAACAAGGTTTCAGTACACAATCTAAATTAAATCATTGGTCACAAAATCAAAAACAAGTAAGCGATTTTATTGGTAGAAAAAATAGAGAATTTAATTCTTTAAACAGAGCAGATCAAAAAGAAGTTTTAGATATGTTTGAAGTACAAATTAAAAAACATATGCCAAAAGAACCAAAAGCATCCGGTGGTATCGCAGGCATGCTGGGTGAGAGAACTGGATTATTTGGTGGCGGACCTCCTGGTGTTCATGGTAGAGAAACAGGCGGTGGTTATTCTGATAGAGAACGTCACGAACGAAGACAAAATGATGACGGACCACCAGGAATAACTACAACACCGACTCATATACCAAAAGATATTAAACCAGTAATAAATGTACCAGATAAAGATGGATCGACTGGTTTTTTAAGTAATGTAAAAAAAGCAAATCGAGAAAAGTATTTAAATCTTTTAAAAAAATATCCATTAGAAGAATATGCAAAAGCGCAACGGTTTGATGAAACTATAATATCCGAAGAAGAGCAAAAATTTTTAGAGCCTTATGGGGCTGATATTTGGAGAGATATGCATAGGGTAAGACCAGATTATTTTCTTGAAAGAGGACCTATTCCAGGAGTGGCAACTGGTCCATATTGGCAAAACCCACCTGAATATCATTGGTTAGCAGGCGGCGGTATCGCAGGCATGTTAGGTGAACCAACATACCAGGACGATAGTCATAGAGTTCCGTTTGCAGATGGAAATGGTGTTGCTGATAAAGAAGCAGAAAACGCAATGTTCGCTAAACGCGTAAGAGAATTAATGGACGATGGTTATGACATGGGTGAAGCCGTTAGACAAGCAATGAAAGAAGGTTATAAACAAGGCGGCCGTGTTCCGTTAAACGAAGGTTTATTAGTCCCGAGTGAAAAACCATCAGGAAAAGAAGCTGATAAAATTTTATGGAATAAAAAATTGAATTTCTTAAAAGAGCTTAAAGGCGGTGTAGGTAGAAGAGGTTGGTTGAACATGGTTAGTGAACATTTAAATGATGGTCTCAGACAAGGGGTTATTTCAAAAGAACAATTCAACAGAGCTATCATGCCATTATTTGGTGAAGCAGGAGAAACACAAACAAGAGCTCTTGAAAAAGATGACAGCCTTTCAATGAATGAAATAATGAATATTTATGGAAAAGATAGAGAAGATTATCCAGCTTATCTTTTAGCTGGAGGTGGACGAACTGGGTTTGTTAAAGGTAAATTAGTTGATGCTGGTAGAAGATGGTTTTTAGAAATGATGGGAGCAGGAGCTGCAGGAACAGCGGCTGCTAAATCTGGATTATTTGGTTTATTAAAAGGTGGTAAAAAAGAAGTTATTAAAGATTTAACTTCAGTTCCAATTGGAAATGCAGCAGGCATGCCAGCGTGGTTCAAGCCTCTTGTAAATAAAGTTATTAAAGAAGGAGATGATGTTACTAAGAAATTTGCAACGAAGGAAAGAGAAATTGTTCACATTAAAAAACTAGGCGATCCTAAAGATAAGTTTGCAGATGACATTACAGTTACACAAGATTTAGAAACAGGAAATGTCAGAGTAGAATATGATGCAGCTGACAATCTGGGTTATGCACCAATTCAATTAGATTATAAAGCAGGTCATGTTATTGAATATGGACCTAAAAAAGGAACTAAATCAAAACCAGAATTCTCTGCTGTAGAATCAGAACCACGTGTTGTTAACTGGGATGGTGATATAGAATTTGATGGAGAAAATATTGTATCTAAAGTTGATGATTTATTAACAGATACAACTAAATTAGAATCTTATGCAACAGGTAAAAACCCAACTATTAAAAAACTATTAAAAAGCGAACAGAAAAAGAAACATACTAAAAACCTTAACGAGGATACAATGGAACAATTAGAGTATATCGAAAATAAACAGGGACACATGGCTCCTGAACATCTTATGGATGAACCTGTTCCTGATGATTTCGCATCAGGCGGCCGTGTTCCGTTAGGCAAGGGCAAATCAGCATTACAAGGACTTGCAAAATTAATGGACGAGTTCTTTCCAGGAACCACGAAGCTTGGAAAAAGATCCAAACCATTTCCAGAAAAAGTACAAGATAAAATGGATTTAAGAAAAGCACTTGCTGATTTTCAGGAAAGCGAAAAGGCGGCGAAAGCTAAAAGTGAAGGTCCACTTCCAGGTGAAAGAGCAGGTATTGATGTTCCTCATATGCCAGCAGGTTTTAAATTAAGTAGAGAAAAATTAGAACAAAATTTTCCAGAGTTAAGTTTAGATCAGATTGATGAAATAATGAATCTAGATAAAGAAATGCAAGGTAGAGTTATTACAATGCTAAAAAACAGAAGATTAGACCCAGATTTATACGATGAGTTATTATTAAAACATGGCGATACTTTAAAATTTCAAGGTGAGTTTGATAAAGCTATTAGAAGAAGAAAAAATGCACAAGGTGGCATTATCGATAGAGTTCCGTACTGGAAAGGTGGAACATGGAACATGATCAAGGAAGCAATTAAACATAATAAAATATTCGGACTTGGAGGTCCTCCGTATAAACCAGGAGCAACTTCGTTTGATATTAAACAACTTACCAAAGATAGATTTGGCACAGAATTGAGTTTACAAGATTTAAAAGAATTAGCTGGGAAGAATAAAGAGTTAGGACGATGGTCGAAGGACGTGTTAAGAAAAGAAGAAAAGTTCCCTGACTTTATTACAGGATTCAAAGAATATAAAGCAGATGTTATTAAACAGCAGTTATTAAACTCTAAACAAGAGGCACAGCTTCGTATTAAAGTTTCTAAAGATATGTTGAAAAATCCACCAAAGGGTGTTGATCTAGCAATGAATAAAAAAGTATCAGAACAAATGATTAGAGATTCTGAAAAACGATTAAAAGATCTTGATGCGGCTTTAAAAGATATTGATATCTATAAAGCGATGAAAGAAAAAACAGGAGTAGCGTCTCATGCATCAGGCGGACTTGCAGGAATGTTAGGCGAATGAAACCATTAAAATTTATAGATCAGATTAAAGACATGTACAATGACCAAGAGCCAAGGTCCACGATTCAGGGACCACGGAACATGTATGCAGGAGGTCAGTTAGTACGAAACACGGTTGACGGATCGAGACCAGGGTATCAGGGACCAGATGCTTTAGGAAGAATTTACGAGGGCACACGACATCTTCCAATACCAGGAAAGCAAGGGTTTCAACCCACCTATCATAAATTGTCTGCAGCTGGAGATAAAAAATTAATAAGAGAATGGAAAAAATCTTTAACAGATGCTGTTAAGGCAGGTGACATGAGCGAAACAGTTGGTTTTCAGGAATGGTTAAGAAATAAATTTGATAAGAAAAAAGCTAATACTATTAGAAACAGAGTTCGACTTCAGCTCGATTTTTTTCCTGGAAAGGAATATAATAACATTCAAGAACGTTTTGCTAATTCTTTAATTAAAAAACATAATGAAGCAGATAAACTTTTGTACTCTAAAGAGGAGATTTTTAACAAATTAAGATTAGATAGAAATCATGGCCTTGGGAAAAAATTATATACTCAAATGGGGGATTCTGACATAGGATTAGAAAATTTAGATACAAAAATTAATAAAGCTTTTAATAAAATTGTAGATGGTGATTTACCTATTAAAGCGTCAAAAAAAGTAACTCCACATATATCGAAATACGGCCCTATTACACAAATGATTGCTGAAATTTCTGGAGCTGGTAGTACGCCTGCTATAAATAATGCATTAGAAAAAAATCCAAAATTTAAAAATAAAGAATTTGCTGAGACATTTAAATATTTAAATAGAACACACGCTAAAGATTTTATTGGGATGCCGTTTAATGAAGCTTTTGAATATGCAAAATATAGACAAGGCGGTTTGGATGTTAAAGGTATGGTTTCATATACCACTAGATATCAAAATCCTGAAAGTAATATTATGAGCTTTGCAGTTAGACACACTAATAGACATTTTAGAGATGGCACAAAATCCCAAATTCAATTTTATAAGTTAAGAGCAGATGGCACTAAGGGGGCACTTTTAAATTTTAAAGACCTTCCTAAAAACAGGGATGGTAATAGAGTTTTAGATCTTAAAAAAGTTGGTTTTGAATATAAAAATCAATTTTTCCATCGAAACAATTTAAAAACAAAAGGATTTAAATCAGGATTGTTTGATGAAGTATATTCTTTGTCAGGTAAAAATAGAATGCCCGTTCCCGATCCTAATAACCCTTCTCAAAAAATCAATTTAAAAAAACTTCTACAAATGACTGGGGATAAATTAACCATAGGTCATGATGAAGCTTTAGGTGGTGTAAAAGGGGCACCTTTTAAGAATCTTAGAATTCAGGGAGAAAAATTAAACACAGCATTATTTAATGCTTACGATAAAATTCAAAATAAAGACTTAAGAAGGCTTGTATTAAATCAATTAGAAGGACAATTTGAAGGTTTGTCTGGAGGTGATTATGAAAAAGCTTTTGTTGAAGGAAAAGTAGATGAAGCTAAAAAAGCAATTACTTCAACAGACACTCTTTATAGAGGAGCTGGAAGAAATATTATTGAAGGGTCACCAGAATGGATGAAATGGTCGTCTAGAAAACAAGCCGAACTTTTTAGAGTTGCAGGAGTTTCAGCAAAAGATTTTAATGCATTGAATAATGCAAAACCCAATGAAAAAATTTCAATGCTTAAGAAAATGGGTTTTAAATGTAGAATGTCAGGAGGTGCTGGAGAATCTGTTGATTGTTATATGAAAGATGTTGGAGAGACTAATAAACTTGCAAAACAAGGAAATAAACAGGCAATTAAAAAATTAGGAAATGCTTTTGATATTGGAAAAGAGCTTCCAAAAATGGGTAAAATTTTAAGACAAGGATTACAAATAGGTCTTGCAGGTCCTGCAAACCTTTTAAAGTGGAGTGGTCTAGGTACATGGGGAGGATTGTTACTAGAAGGAGCTGTTGAAGGAGGAATTTATAAATATTACAAAGACTATAAAGGGTTAACTCATGATCAAGCTTTGGCTGAAACATTTACACCAGGACTACTTGCTGGAAGACCTGAAGGTGTTCCATGGTACGGGGGCTCTGAAGCACTCCAAGAAAAAGAATTATACGAGGTTAAGGATGAAGCTGGAAACGTTGTTGGTACTAAACAGAATGTTAAAGACTTTATTGATACTCAGAGAAACATGGATCAAATAGGAACTGAGTATGACAAACTAGAATCACAAAAGAGAGATATAAATGAAATGCGAGGATATGCTTCTCAATATGTGGATACAGATTATGCTCATCCACGTTTAGATCCAAGAGTAGGTATAGAAAATAAACAAAAGGCATTGGAAAATGAATATTTAAAATTAGAACAATTAAATAAACCAGATGCATTAACTGGAAATTATAATGCTTGGTTAACGGCTAAAGAAAAACAAGACACGGAACAGGGGCTTAGAGCAGCTGAAGCAAAGAAAAAAAGATTAGGTGTAGTTGATATTCCTTGGGATGTTTTAAACCCTAATGAAATGCAAAGAGATTATAAATTAAAAAAATATGAAAGAGCGCAAGATCGTTGGGAAAAAGAACAATCTGAAAAAAGATATAGACAGATGCGAGAACAGTTTCCTGGTTATAGTGATAACCAAATAGATGAAATATTGGAATATTATGAAACTAGTCAACCAGAAGTAGGAAGGTCTTATGGTGAGTTAGGAAAGATGTTCGATATTGGAGATAAGCAAGCATATTACGCAGATAACTTTAGAATGGAAAAAGCAGGCGGTGGTATGGTAGGAATACGTAAACCAGATGCAATAGCACCAACTGGAGGACCTCAATCACAAGGCTTGGCTTCTACACCAGAATATGATACATATAGTAAGGAGTATAAATGGCAGATATAGATAAATCACTCCCGAATGTTAGACACGAAGTAAAAATTCCTGGCGCACAGGAAATGACTGATGTCGACATTACGGAGCAACAACAAAGACAACCAGTAGAAGTAACACCTGATCAAGAAGGTGGCGCAACGGTTAATTTTGAACCAAGTGCCGTGAACCGTGCTCAGTCAAACACGCACTTTGATAACTTAGCAGATATTTTACCAGAAACAGTTTTAGATCCAGTTGGTATTCAACTTAGACAAAATTACACAGATTATAAAATGTCCAGAAAAGATTGGGAACAATCTTATGTTAAAGGATTAGATCTTTTAGGATTTAAATATGATAATCGTAATGAACCATTTCAAGGAGCATCAGGCGCAACGCACCCAGTTTTAGCTGAAGCAGTTACACAATTTCAAGCGCTCGCTTATAAAGAATTATTACCAGCAGATGGACCTGTTAGAACTCAGATTTTAGGTTTGTCCAATCCTGCTAAAGAAGCTCAAGCACAAAGAGTTAAAGATTTTATGAATTATCAACTTATGGATCAGATGAAAGAATATGAACCAGAGTTTGATCAAATGTTATTCCACCTACCACTAAGCGGCTCGACTTTTAAGAAAGTTTATTATGACGATCTTTTAGGTAGAGCCGTATCAAAATTTATACCTGCAGATGATCTCGTCGTTCCGTATACAGCTACCTCATTAGATGATGCGGAGGCAGTGATTCATGTTGTAAAGATTTCAGAGAATGATTTACGTAAACAGCAGGTCAATGGCT